GTAGAAGTCAAGCAATGGACGTTGCACATCATAGTTTTAATCAGATGTTGGAACCACAACAGTTTGATAGAGATCCGTGGTTACAAAAATTAGCAATGTGTCATTGGACTTTAGAAGAAAGTAAGCAGGGTGAAATATGGAATCATATGCGTAAATGGGCGGATAAAAATAATATACCTGCTCCTATTTAACGTCCTTCCAATATACTTCGTCACGTAATTTAAATAAATCTTTTCTTTTACTAATACCTTTATCTTTTCTATCACCTTTAAGATGATCAAAGTATGCACCTAGTTCTGTATTGATTAAAGGATGTCCTTCTCCTTTTACTAGATGTCCGCTTAGGTCATTAATGTCTGGATATTGATGTCGCATACCTTTTAGCACTTCATTAAAAACAAAACTGTCATGCCATTCTTCCATTCTGAATATGCCATTGTTTGCGTCATCATATACACGTTTGAATTCTGCAATAAATTCATTTCCGCCTGGCACACTTTTTCTTATTCCATAAAAACCACACTCTGGCCATTTGTGTGCTCTACCTAAATATGATATCCAAGTGCGTGGTTTAAAAAATGATTCAAACTTTTCAAAAGTGATAGGACTATGACAAACTGTATCTGCATCCATCCATACAATTAAATCTTCTGTGTTTTGATAATACGCATCAAATACTGCGTACACCTTATTAGCAAATCTTATTGCGTCCCATTTAAATTCTTTATGCCAATCTCTTGGACGTCTTTCTGGCCAAGGACATTTGCCATTTGCTTTAGGTTCGTCCTTCCATGTTTCTTTAAACTTTGCAAGGTCGTGTAAATGTTTTGCATTTATAATTTTAATTTGTTGTGGATCAGGATTTATAGGATCACAGTTTTCTGCATAACATACTAATTTAATTTTTTTATCTACATTTTCAGCAAACGTATCAAGCATACGTTGTCCATAACTTACTAGTCCTGGCTCGTGGAAAGTAGTAACCACTAGTATATTATTCATATCATTTTCCTTATAAGTACTTACAAGGATATTTAACAATGAAATTTGGACTATGGACACAATATGGCGCTCTAAACAGTAAGCCTGTATTCGAAGCACTAGCACACGGACTTAAATTATTAGGACATCAAGTAGAATATAATACTGATGATTGTGATATTCCTGTGATATGGAGTGTGCTATGGAACGGAAGAATGAAGCCAAATGAAAAAATATTTAAGACTGCAAGAAGCGAAGGCAAAGATGTTTTAGTACTAGAAGTGGGCGGACTAATAAGAGGTAAGACATGGAAGGTAGGACTTAACGGTATAAATCGTGAAGCAAACTTTGGTCCTGAGGGTAATGGCCCTGAACGTGTACAAAAACTTGAATTACAATTAGAACGTTGGAACACTTTTGGAGAAACAATATACATTTGCGGTCAACATGATAAAAGTCACCAATGGCGTAATATGCCTCCAATGGGAACATGGTTGCTAGATATAATAACGCAGATAAGAAAAATGACCAGTAGAAAAATTATTTGGAGACCGCACCCAAGATGTCCTGTTAACGGTATAGAACACGAATTCAAAGACGTAATTAGACAACAACCTGTAAAGATTGATAACACATATGACGACTTTGATTTCCAAACTGACGATGCATGGTGCGTAATAAATTGGTCTAGCAATCCAGCAACACAGGCTTTGATTGAAGGTGTACCTGTGTTTACTGGTCCAGAAAGTCTTGCATGGCCAGTTGCAAACAAAGATCTTACAACAATAAGTTTACCATTTCGTCCTGATAGAACACAATGGTTTAATGATTTGGCTTACACAGAATGGACTATTGAAGAAATATCTGAAGGTTTGCCTTTAAAACACTTGACTTTTTAGTATTTTCATACTATAATAAAACATCATGAAGAAAATGCCAGTACTTACAATCGAAGACTGCCTTGAACATCTACTCGGTATTCATGCCAAAGTAGAAGACCTTCCTTATGACTTACACGAAGATAATGCTAAGGTAATAAAGAGTGTTGCAAGGCAAGTGTATAAAGGCAAAGCATTAACTGAAAAGCAATTTAAGATGTGTAATAAAATTATGAAAGATTATTACATTACTGAATTTCATAAGAATGGAATAGATATCACAGAAGCAATAGAATGCACAAGAGAACCTTATAGGCAAGTTGATAGAAGTTTTTGGATTAAAATTATTAAGCAAAGCGATATAGTTGAAAATAGTACAGACGAAACTAGACTTGCAATTAGATTTCCATTCAATAGAAAAATGATCGACAGTATAGACAGATTGAAAAGAGTATCACCTGAGTCATATGCTTACCACGAACATACACATTTCTTTGCTCCAGCAGAAAGAACAATAAAATCTGTTGTTGAAATAGCAAAGCAAGTAGAAGCAAATTGGGATATAAGTGATGAAGTTATGCAAGTCTATGAAGACTGTTTACAATTTGAAAAGGATAGAGCAAAGCATATACCAGGAGTGTATAACGGCGAAATAAGAAACTTGCCAGATAAAACTTTGCAATTCCTTAAATCGGAATTTGGTACATTGACTGAAAACAATGTGCATTTGCTTTATGACAGACGCCAAAGATATGGCTTATGGCATTTTGATAATAAAGAAAATTTAACAAAGCACTTGTCACCACTAGCAGAAGCAGTTGCCAATAGAAAAGGCAAGTATATAGAAATTGATAGTAACAAGTGGACTGAATCACAAGTGGTAGACGCATTAATACAACTAGATAGATTTCCATTAATGATTGTAATATCAAAAGATACACCTGCTATTGACCAACTCAAAAAATGGTACGACCTTTTTAGATATGTTACACCTAAAGAAGAACAGAGTTGTGTGTTTAGATTGGATACTCAAAATAATTACGAATTTAACCAATATGTGAAGGACGTGGGGTTAAATAATACAGTAACGCCAGAAACTAAAATAGTTTATGTTCTTGAAACCAAATACCCTAACACTTTGTTTAAAGCAGGTTGGTCACCAATTGCAAGTTTGAGTGGCAACCATAGTCAAAGATTTAACAGTACGAAAGTAAGCATAGCAGTAGAAGACATGGATCTAAGTATTTTCTATAACGACCAACCAAGCATAATTGCAAGATATGGCAGAGCAGGAACAGGAATAGACTCAGTATGAGATGTAAAATAATAATCAAAGATGAAGTAAATTTTAAAGTCGAAGGCTTGCCTGTTGATATGCGTAGGAAACTTGCAAACAAATTAAAGTGGCAAGTTCCTTATGCAAGATATATGCCTCAATACAAATTAGGACGTTGGGATGGTACTGTTGGCTTCTTTGGTTTAGGTGGTAATGGTTATGTAAATCATTTAGATATAGTTCTTAAAACTTTAATGGATAATGGATACGAAGTTGATGACATAGAAGATTTAAGACAGAAACATAATTTAACATTTGATAAGATAGACGCAAATTATTGGGAAGGTAAAACTTGGCCTAAAGGACACCCAAGTGAAGGACAACCAATAGTGTTAAGAGATTATCAAGTAGAAACAATTAATAAATTTTTAGAAAGTCCACAGTGTTTGCAAGAGGTAGCCACTGGGGCAGGTAAAACTATTATAACTGCAACACTATCTCACCTATGTGAAAAACTAGGACGTACACTTGTAATTGTTCCTAACAAATCACTCGTTACACAAACAGAAGAAGATTATATAAACGTTGGATTAGACGTAGGCGTTTACTTTGGAGATAGAAAAGAATTAAACAAGACGCATACAATTTGTACTTGGCAAAGTTTAAATGTGCTAGATAAGAAAAGTAAAAACTATGAAGATGCATACACACTTGCAGACTTCTTAGAAGGTGTAGAAACTATTATTATTGATGAAGTGCATCAAGCAAAAGCAGAAGTACTTAAAAAATTACTTACACAAAATTTAAAAAATGCTCCAGTGCGTTGGGGACTAACAGGAACAATACCTAAAGAACAATTTGAATTTCAAAGCATACTAGCAAGTATAGGTCCTGTAATTAATCAAATAAGTGCAAAAGAATTACAAGACAAAGGCGTACTATCTGCTTGTCATGTAAACGTTGTACAACTTGTTGATTTAAAAGAATACAAAGGTTATCAAGAAGAATTAAAATATCTTGTTTCAAATCCTGATAGAGTAGAATACTTAGGTAAGTTGTGTAACAAGATTAAGGAAGAAGGCAACACTCTAATTTTAGTAGATAGAATTAGTGCAGGCAATTTATTACAAGAACTAATACCCGATTCGGTTTTTATCAAAGGTGATGTGAAAGTAAAAGACAGAAAAGAACAGTATGACGAAGTTAAAGAAGCAGATAAGAAAGTTATTATTGCAACATACGGAGTAGCGGCTGTTGGTATTAACATTCCACGTATCTTTAATTTAGTATTAATTGAACCAGGCAAATCATTTGTAAGAGTAATACAATCAATAGGAAGAGGCATTAGAAAGGCAGAAGATAAAGACTTCGTACAAATATGGGATATTACGAGTACTTGCAAGTATGCAAAAAGACATTTAGGTCATCGTAAAAAGTTTTATAAAGAAGCACAATATCCTTTTACAATAGAAAAGGTAGATTGGCAATGAAAAAATTTACAGTAGAAATAAATGTTGGTGATGAAATACAAGTAGGTAGATTCCGTAATGTGTCTACAAAAATTAAAAGCATCAAGTTTGACGAGCATGGACAACCTGTGCTTGTAACATCAAAAGGCGAGAAAAAATTATTTACTTGTCGTTTGCAAAAACTTGACCCGGGTAGTTTAACGCCTAAACAAATTATGGAAAGAAAAAAGAAATGAAGATATTAACACTAGACAATACCTGCTTTAGTCTTAATAACTTGCCTGAAGAACTAGAAGAAGATGTCCGCTTTAGTGTTCTGGATAATAGTGATCCAAACGAGCCTGACTTCTTTTTTATGCCTCTAATATTTTTAGAAAGTTTTAGTTCACCAGCAATAGTATTAGACATAGGAGGCCAAGAAGTACAGATGCCATTAGATTGGAACCTAGCAGTAGGTGACAGCGAAACAGGAATGGACGTAGAAATTTTACCATTAACAAGTATTGCCGATAGAGGCTTTGAAGCATTTGTATTCAACCCTTTAACAAGTGGCAAGCCGGACTTTAGTCCTGTTAAAGTTGTTAACTATTACAATGATGTAAAATGGTATTTTCCTAAAATGAAAAATGGACAACTGTTAGCAGTTCCGGTACAAGACAAGCACAATCCGAAGTGTGCGTTTTTTATTAAAGACGTTAGTAGACAGATTGAAACTATCGACTACGGAAAGTTATTTTAATGGATTTAATATCACCTTACTACAAGCACCTGCTAGAACGACTGCATCATCAAAGACCAAGAGGCTTTGGTAATACTGCTTGGCTCAAAGGCTTAGAACAATTTACAGACGGACATAAAAGTTTCTTAGACTATGGTTGTGGTAAAGGTAATGTTACTAGAGCATTAGAAGAAAGATATCCAGATGCACACGTCAGAGGATACGACCCAGGTATGCCTGATTATGCAACGCCACCTGATTCAGAACGAACATATGAATTTTTACTTTGCACAGATGTACTTGAACACATTGAACCAGATAAGATTGATAATGTGTTAAAGCATATCGACTTTCTCTTTACAAAGAAAGCATATTTAATGATAGACACAGTACCGGCTCGTAAGTTTTTACCAGATGGTAGAAACGCACATCTAATACTAGAACAGCCTGAATGGTGGGATATCAAAATAAAAGAAAACATCAACGCAAAACCAATATATACTTTATTCCGAAAGAAGAAGAAATATATTGTTGTTTTAGAAAAGGAAGCATGACAGTAGGCACAGGAATAGGAATGTTATTTTTCGGTATTACGGTTAGTGTAGTAGTACTGTTTGTAATAATAAAAGCAATAGAGGTGACTGACAATGAAAGAATTAACAGAGATAAAGATTAGTCCTAATCTTATTTGGAAAGTTAATTATGACAAAGACGTAAGCAAGTTACAACAACGTGCTTCTAAATTTCTAAGTAAGATTACAGACCACGGAGAAGTTGAACGCGAAGGCGGAATAACTAGCACTGGTCACACAGACGCACCTCACTTATGGCCAGAGATGATAGAATTTTGTAATGACATAGAGCCATATGTTAGAAAGGTATTAGACTCTTGGGAATTAAATTACAATTGGTTTGGTATAACAAAAAGTTGGGTAAACAAGCACAATGCAAATCAATGGACTGATACACACGATCACGGTGACGCACATCTGGTAATGTCCTTTTACTTACAGCAACCTGAGGGTGGCGGCAATTTAGAATTTATTAATATAAACAAACATCTATGGGGAAGTTATCCAAGACATCCACATGGTAAAACAAAACTACACGAATATTATACAGAAGTAGAAGCCAAACAAGGAGACATAATATTCTTTCCTGGCTGGTTAAGTCATAGAAGCAAACCTAATCAAACTAACAACGAAAGAATTGTAATGGGTTTAAATATTCATGCAGAACTACAACGCCCGGAACAATTAGATAATGCACACATTGAAAAAAATATTTGATATATTCATACCAAAGCCTACTATAGAAGTAGAGTGCTTTACTGACCAACGTGTAATCTACGAAGCATATGGTCCCGAACTTGCAAGAGACATAATGCCTGATTGGTGGAAGACTATGCCATCTACTAGAAAGATGGACACACCAACATACAGAGGATTAGATAATGCAACCTTAAAACGTTGTCCACACGTAAATCAAATGCTTACCACAGGCATAATTTTTCCTGCGTGGTTACAACTAAACCTTAAAACATTTGATCAGGTAGATGTTTGCGAAGTGCAAACCTATCCAGAAAACGTTCCGCTTATACCACACGATCCACAAGACTATGCACATCATAAGCCTGGTATGTTTCACGGTAAGGTAATGAGTCCTTGGCAAATACGTGAGAAGAGTGGAGTAGACTTTATGTGGAGTAGTCCTGCTTGGCATCAGACTAATCCTTTGAAATATTGGACTTGTCCAGCAATAACAGAATTTAAATATCAACACGCAACCATTGTCAACTTAATGGTTCCTTTCAATAGCGAAATTAAAGTTGAGGTAGGAGACCCTTGGTTGCAGTTGATCCCACTATCAGACAAAAAGATAAAACTAAAAACAGAATTAGTTACTACACAAGAACTAGCAAAGTTGAATAGTTTAATGATAGGGTTAGGATCATATCAGAAGTTTGTTAATCGTATGAAAAGGAAAGGCAAATGAAAGATTGGAAAGACATGGACCTAGATGAAAAGGTTATGAATATTAAAATGAGGATACGAAGTTTTAAAAACAAATATCCACAATTTAAGGAGAAGAAATATGAAGGCAGGTAAGATTTGGGGACAAACTGAACTAATCCATGCTAACGGTGTATTAGAATTTCATCGCATACAATTTAAAAAAGGATTTAAATGTTCTGAACACGAACACAAATTTAAATGGAATGGCTTCTTTGTTGAGTCAGGAAAAATGCTTGTACGTGTATGGCAAGATGATCAAGAAGGATTAGTAGATGAAACTATTCTAAACGCAGGAGACTTTACACAGGTAAAGCCTGGTAAAGTGCATCAATTCGAAGGCTTAGAAGATGGCGTGGCATTTGAATTATACTGGGCAGAATTTAATCATAATGATATAGTAAGACGCACAGTAGGGACTAAAGTTGACTGATAAGATTTACGAATCGCCAGATGGAGGACTTACAGTTTATGAAAGAGATACAAAGACTGGAGAACGTATTTGTATTGAACGTGAGATCAAACCAGATTGGCATTTGGAAGACCATGAGTTTCATGATTGTGTAATATATGCAAGTGAAGGAAACAAGACTCTTCAAAGGTTAATGAGTAAGATGAAAATGACTTACAATTTATTGAAAGAAGATTGACAATAAATGAAAGGTGTAGTATAATAATAAGATGCTTAGAGATCCAAATAAAATATTTGAAATAGAAAAACCATTTCCAAATTGGTTAGTGCAATATATAGAAAACCAAACTAAAGATGTAGATTGGAAGTTTGTAAGTGTTCCTGAAGAAGATGAACAAGACGGCAACTACAAAACACCTGCATTGTTTACAAACGTTATGTATTGTACGTCAAGCAGTATATTAGATGACCATAAAGAATTAAGCAATATGTTACATACTGCATTAACAATGGATATCATACCAAAGTATATTCCAGATGCACACGTAAACCAAGTTACAAGAACAAGACTAAATGGTACAGTGCAAGGAGTTTATTATGGTCCACACAACGACGTGAGAAATGGACAACCTGGACTTTGGACATTTGTTTATTATGTAAATGATGCAGATGGTGATACAGTATTCTTTTCAGATGAAGGTAAAACAGAATTGAAAAGAACAAAATATAAAAAAGGTAATGGAGTTTTATTTCCAGCACATTATTGGCATACTATGGACGTGACATCTGTGCCATTACGTGTTAGTATAGGAATGACATATAGTATAGAGACAAAATTAAATGCAGAAGAAACTACCGCTTAAAGATATACTGGCCGCTATTGACTTAAACGCAAAGAACGTTTGGGACGAACTATCTGATGAAGAAAGAAAACAAGTTAGTTTTTATTTGCTTAACAGATATGTAAGTAGTGTTAAAGGTCAAAGAGAAAAGGCCGAACTTGCAGTATTCAAAACAAATGAATATTACAACAAAGGATTTTTTGTTTTACAGAAACACAAAAAACTATTATGGCAACTATTGTGTATGAGTGGTAATACAGGTAAGATACAATATCATGAATGGATAGGGTACAAGCATAAAAAGACAAGCAATAAAGATCAAAAAGAATTAGAAAAAATTTATCCTAATATGAAACAAGACGAACTACAACTAATGTTGAGTCTAATGACTAAGAAAGAGTTTAAGGAGTTGCTAGAACAATATGCCTAACATTGTAAAACAAAACGGAAGGTTATATACGTTTGGTTGTTCCTTGACTAGATATCATTGGCCAACCTATGCAGATATATTAGGACAGTCATTTGAAAATGGATTTCAAAACTGGGCCAACAGAGGTGCTGGTAATAGACAAATCCTTGAAAGGCTGACCGAATGTTTTGTTAAAACAAAGTTCCAAGCAAATGATGTTATCATTGTACAATGGACTGATCATCATAGATTCGATTATCATAAATGGGATCCTGATCTAACAGAAAGTTGGTATCCAGGCGGTAACGTGTTTACAAATACACATTCAGACAAATTAAAGTTTCACGTAATTGATACAATATGGAATGAATACAGTTACATGATGCATACATTTAATTACATACATCTCGCAAAAATGCTTGTTAAAGGTTGTATAGCAAGAGTTATATTTGTACTAGGAACAGATATGCGTGACCAAGTACAAACACTGCGTGGTGATAGAAATCAACTAGATGTATATCAAGATTTATTTAGAGATAATATTTTTGTTGAAGGCGATCTATTTAACTACGTTGTAGAAAAATATGATACAAGATTAAAATTTAAACACGCAATACCAGGACAACTTGATGATGAAAAAGTTTTAGATCAACATCCTACTCCAGTTATGCACTTTCAATTTTTACGTGATAAGATACAACCTAAGTTACGTGGAGTACAAATAGATCATGACTTTGCAGTTAAAATGGAAGAAGCAGTGCGATCACAAGATGATTACAATAAGATAGGCCAGGCTATAACAGATGCTGGTTACGGTCCTAATACATATTACGTAAGAGGATTATAATGGAAAAATTTACTTGTCCATATTGCGGTACATCGTTCACTAGAGAAAAAACTTTAGCAGTTCATATGTGTGAAAAGAAACGCAGAGCATTACAAGAAAATGAAAAGCACGTTAAACTTGGACACTATGCGTTTATAAGATTTTATCAACTGTGTCAAAAGTTTGATGGGCAAAAAACTTATCAACAATTTTCAGAAAGTCCATACTACAATGCGTTTGTAAAATTTGGATCTTTTGTAAACAATGTGCGTCCACTGTATCCAGAAAAGTATATTGACTATGTAGTTACAAGTGGAGTCAAACTTGATCATTGGGCAAGAGAAGAACTATATGAAAAGTATGCACTTGAACTTATACTTAAAGAAAGTGTAGAGACAGCAGTAGAACGTTCAATCAAAACAATGATGGAATGGGGTGATGACAAAGAAGCACGTTGGGAAGATTATTTTAATTACGTAAGTTTAAATAGAGCAACACAAGATATCAAAGATGGTAAAGTAAGTCCTTGGTTAATTTTGAATAGCAAGACAGGAAAAGAAATGCTATCCAAATTTAATGATGAACAATTACAAATTGTGTTTCACGTAATGAATCCACAACACTGGGCATTACGTTTTAAAAGGAGTATAGCAGATGTTGAACTGGTTAAAGAAATTAGCCAAAAGGCAGGCATCTGATTGACTTTTCAAAAAATATAAAGTATAATAATATATGGATGAAGATAAGAAGCACGTCGATATGTGGAATTGGTATTGCTTCAGATGTAAATGGAAAGGCGTTGCCCAAGAACTAGTTATGAACTATGATGATGAAGGTGGTGACTGGCTTTGTCCTGTATGTAAGACAGATGATATAGAAGATGTGGGTTGGAGAGAATAATGTTAAGTGAGAAAGAAGTTAGAGCACAATATAATGAACATAGAAAAGATCCTGCTTTTGCGGATTGTTGGCCAGATACTGATCGTGCATTTTACGAATGGTGCGAAGGCTATTTAGATTTCCAACACATTAAATCTAAAGAAGACAAACAATGATGAAGACAGAAGAACAAATAGATTCTATATACAAAAGGTTAAGTGCGTATTGGCCGAAGTATTCTAATAGAAAGCCTGCGGCAAAGATACACAAAGAGTCTTATCAAAGTTTAATTGGTGTTATGTTGTCAGCACAAAGTCAAGATAAAAGAACAGCAGTTGCTTGTAGACAACTATTTGCATTAGCAGACAATCCATGGGATATGGTTAAGTTGACTCAAGAAGAAATTATAGAAGCAATTAAACCTGCAGGATTATATAATGCAAAATCTAAAAACATACTTGCAACTTCAAATGTATTAATAGAACAATACAATGGCAAGGTTCCGCAGACACAAAAAGAACTAATGGCACTGCCAGGTGTTGGAAGAAAGAGCAGTGATATAATGATGAGATTTGTTTGGGGTGCACCAAACATTGCAGTTGATACTCATGTGTTTAGATTGTTATGGAGACTAGGTTGGACAGATACTTTAGATGAAGGTAAGAGTGCAGTGATAGTAAATGACACAACGCCTGACAAATATAAGTATGCGGCTCATATGCAATTAATAACACACGCAAAGAGAGTTTGTAAAAGTAAAAAACCTAAATGTAATATCTGTGTGATAGATGACGTTTGTGATAAAAGACACATTGATGTTCCTAAATCAAAACTAAGAGAAGTAGTAAATGCCTGATATAGATATAGACTTTGCAGATAGAGATATAATTCTTGATAAGTTGAATCATAGAGTTGCAAAACTTGATACAGGAAAGAAACACAACACTGGTGTTTACTTTACTGAGATTCCACATAACCCTGTGGATAACTTGGCAACAATCGATTATGATGAAGCCGAAGAAAGAAAATATTTTAAGATAGATTTCTTAAATGTTTTTATATATAAACAAGTAAAAGATGAAGATCATCTTATCAAACTTATGTCCAAGGAGCCTTTATGGGATTTACTAACAGAAGCAGAATTCAGCAATCAATTATTTCACGTAGGAGAACACAATTCACTCTTAAAGAAGTTGTCTCCGAAATCGATAGAACAACTAGCGGCAACGTTAGCAATAATAAGGCCAGCAAAGAGACATCTCGAGAACGAGACTTGGGACAACATAATGAAACAAGTTTGGGTAAAACCAAAGGACGGTAGTTACTTCTTTAAGAAGGCACACGCAGTTGCTTATGCTCATGCAATAGTTGTACACATGAATTTAATCTGTGAACAATTAGAAAGTTTGGATAAAACTAAGGCTTAGGTTTTCTAATCAGTTGCACTGATTTTCTTTTAACTCTTTTTACTGATAAGTTGTTAAGATTAACTGTTGGACCCATTACTACTTTAACATCTTTACTATTCATTGTTGTTAAAATATGTCTAAAACGTTCCATTTCTTTCCGCATGAATATACTGATTGGAATCATTCTATTTGACTCCCACCACCATGCTTCTCCTAGTTCCATAAATGCTTTCTTTTCACGATCTTCCATTAGATCTGTGTAAACATACATACTTGTTACAAAATTGTCCTGGTTGTTTATGATACCCACGAACTCTTTCTGGCCATATGTGACCACACTTATAAACGGGAAATTTTCTTCAATATCTTTTCTTAACATTATTCTCGATAAATATACTTGTTATGCAACTTATACCTAGGTATTTATACAACAATAAAATGGTGCTCGTGTCAAATTTGGCAGGAGACAATACGGAGTTTAGACAAGTGTACACAAGAAATATAAAACTACATAGGGGTATTAACAATACTATCCTATTTGAAATTAAAAATAACGATCAGAAACCAGTAAGTATTCTTAATACTTACACACCTAAATTTACTATGTTTGACGAAAACAAAACACAGGTGCTACAAAAGACAGGTACGATTAAGGAAACATCTACTCCGTTGTATAAAGGACAGTTCACAGTTGACATAACAGAAAACGATCTAATGAACTTAAAAGATCAATACCTATCTTATAATGTGTTTTTAGTAAAAGCAGATGGATCCAATTTGCTTACTTATAGTGATGCTCAGTTTGGTATGAGTGGTACCATTGAATTACATAGCGAAGCATTTCCAGGACCAAAAGACAGTTACATAGTTAAGACGTTTACAGAAACTAGCGAAGACAATTATGAAAGCGAAAGCATTAATGCCGAACCGGCTTTAAATGGTAATGTTGCTTTACATACTGCGGCAGTGTATGGATCTAGTTTTGTTGGTAATTTTACTGTACAAGGTACTTTGGATAACCTAGTAAACAACAACACAAATTGGTTTGATGTCAGCACTATTACATTTACTGGATCAGAAACTGAACCACAACCAATTAACTTTAACGGTGTGTTTAATCATTTAAGATTTCAATACCAAAAAACATCAGGAACAATTGATAAAGTTTTAGTCCGAAACTAGTTGACTTTTCGCTCATAATATACTATAATATTAATATGAGCATCTTACAAGAAACAGTCACGGCATACTTGCCTTCGAAAAAGAAAACTACTCCAAGTGGTTGGACTAGTTTCAATGCTCCGTGTTGTATTCACAACGGTGACTCAGCAGATAAAAGACAAAGAGGTGGACTCATATCAAACGCAGATGGTGGAATAAGTTATCACTGTTTTAACTGCGGTTGGAAATGTAGTTGGACACCCGGACGTAATTTAAGTTTTAAATTTAGAAAATTTTTACAATGGCTTGGCACGCCTGATGATGTTATTACAAAACTTGCTTTGCAAATTATGAAAAGCAATGAAGGTATCACTGTACACAAACCAATAGTACAATTACCAAAGTTTGAATTAAAAGATTTGCCTAATGGTGCAAGGAGACTAGACCAGTGGGACGACTGGCAGGCTCTAGAATCTACAGGAGTAGATAATAACCTGTTTAAGGTATTTGAATATCTTAAATCAAGAAAATTGTTTTTAGATGATTACAATTTTCATTGGACACCTGAACCTGGCTATAAGGATAGAATAATTATTCCATTCTACCATAAAGGCAAAGTAGTAGGATATACTGCTCGTAAAATCAACGACGGTAATCCGAAGTATCTAAGTGACCAACAACCTGGCTATGTATTCAATCTAGATGCTCAGATTAATACTAATCGTATATACACGGTCGTGGTTGAAGGTCCTTTTGATGCAATCGCTGTCGAAGGCGTTGCACTACTAGGTAGTGAAATCAAAGATCAACAAGCAATGTTGATCAACAATTTAAATACTGAAGTAGTAGTAATGCCTGACAGAGATGAAGCAGGTGAGAAACTGATACAACAAGCAATAGACTTGGGTTGGTCAGTTGCTTTGCCTGATTGGCATGAATCTGTAAAGGACGTTAATGAAGCAGTTCAGATGTATGGAAAGATTTATACTTTACATAGTATCATCACAAGTGCAGAACATAATCCTTTAAAGATACAATTAGGAGCAAAGAAATGGTTTGGTTAAAAAATTTAATCAACAAAATTAAAAAACTATGGAACGATCTTTTGGAAAAAAGACGTTTGAAGAAAAGGATAAAGGAACTTAAGAAAAGAGATCCGTTTATCTACAAATAGAAAGGAGCAAACATGACAGAGTTCACTAGCGGAATACAAAATGCATTTCGTAAGATCCTAAGTGGTTCTAGTCTAACGTTAGCATTAATTTACACTCTCGGTCACGTAGTAATTGCAATGACAGTTGTCAGTGTAATGACCGGTGCTAGTCTGTGGGAAGCAGGTGCAGTTGCACTTATTGAGCCGTCCATTAATGGAGTATGGTTCTATATCTTACACACTGGTTGGAAAAAAGTTAAGGGGTACTAAATGATTATTTGGGGAATGGTTGGTAATAGCCATGATGCCAGTCTAGCAGTATTTGTAGACAGAAAACTTGTTTGGGCGTCATTAAGCAAAGACTTTAGTGACGTGCCTAATGATCCAGACTTCAACTGGACGCAAATAGAATCTGCAAGACAGACTTATGGTCCGCCAGATAAGATAATCTGGTATGAACGTCCATTCCTAAAAACCCTAAGACAGTTTGCCGCCGGACAAGGTTGGTTGGCAAAAGAAAACAATATCAAAGCATATCTTAAGAAGTGGGGTATAACTTGTCCTATCGAATATGTTGATCATCATGAAAGTCATGCGGCTTATGGTTACTATACTAGTAAGTTTCAAGATGCAACAATTATTTGTATAGATAGTATAGGTGAGTTTGAAACATTTACTATATGGACAGGTAATGGTAGTGAACTTAAAAAAGTTTACAAACAAAAATATCCACATAGCATAGGATTATTTTATAGTGCAATGACACAACGTTGCGGACTTAAACCAAACGCAGAAGAATATATCTTAAGCGAGTACGCAATAAAAGGAGATAGGTACGCATATCTTGATGCCATTGAAAAAGACTTTACACGCCAAAATTCTGTAAATGGTTTTTGGCAAGTACGTTTCAGAGAAAATTTACATAGAGGTTGTAATTGGTGGAGACCTAAATTAAAAACTGAACAACAATTAATTGATATTGGTGCAAGTACTCAGGAGGCATTTGAACGTATGATGATGCGAATAAGTACAAGTGCAAGTTTTAAACTGCCGTCAAAAAATCTTGTATTGACAGGCGGTTGTGCTTTAAACAAACTTATGGTAAAACAATTAAAGCCAAACTGGGATAGCATTTGGGTACCACCAAATCCAGGAGACCCGGGATCATGCATAGGAGCAGTACTTGGAATGGAAAGAAGACATATTGACTTTGATCCTAAAGTATGGTATAATAAAACATGACTGAAGCAGAAGTAAACAAAAGATTGAATAGAGAATATCCAAAACTGTTACAAGCAGTGCATTCACGTATGCCAGAACAACGTAAGAAGGCAGTGGTGTATAAGTTTATTGAAACATTACAGGATTTAGCAAAGGCGGTAGATGGTGGCAAAACAAAATAAAGAATATGGTTATGATGTCCAGAAGGTATATCTGGAAATGATGTTAAGTGATGCACAAAGTTTTGTGCGTTGTCAAACTATCTTTGATCATACTTTGTTTGATAGAAAATTACAAGACGCCGCAGAATTTATTAACAAGTACGTTACAGATCATAACACACTGCCTACAGAAGAAATGGTAAACGCAACTTGTAAAACAGAATTAAAGATTCCAGAAGGATTGCGTGAAGAACATTATGATTGGTTACTTGCAGAGTTTGAAACGTTTACAAGACACAAAGGTCTTGAACGTGCAATACTTGAAAGTGCAACATTATTAGAAGAAGGCAACTATGGTCCTGTTGAAGACAAGATTAAAAATGCAGTACAAGTAGGACTACAAAAAGATTTAGGTATTGATTACTTTAGAGATCCTAAAGGTAGACTTATGGGACTAAAAGATAGCAATGGACAAGTAAGCACAGGTTGGGCAAGTTTAGATAGAAAATTATTTGGAGGATTCAACAGAGGTGAGTTGAATATCTTTGCAGGTGGTAGTGGTGCAGGTAAAAGTTTATTCTTAGCAAACTTAGGTGTTAACTGGGCATTGGCAGGAATGAATGTTGTGTATCTAACATTTGAATTGAGTGAAGCACTTGTGGCTATGAGAGTTGATAGTATGACAACTGATATTCCAACAAAAGAAATATTTAAAGACTTGGACACAGTTGAAATGAAAGTTAAACTAATTGGTAAAAAGTCTGGTGCATTCCAAATAAAATATATGCCAAGTGGTAAGAACACAAATGATATTAGAAGTTTTGTAAAAGAATATGAAATTAAAACTGGCAAGAAGATTGATGTATTATTGATTGACTATTTAGATTTAATGATGCCAATGAGTAGAAAAGTAAGTCCAAGTGATTTATTTGTAAAAGATAAATTTGTATCTGAAGAACTTAGAAACTTGGCAATGGAAACACAAACAGTATTTGTTACTGCATCGCAGTTGAACAGAGCAAGTGTTGAAGAGATTGAATTTGATCATTCGCACATAGCAGGTGGTTTAAGTAAAATACAAACTGCTGATAATGTGATAGGTATCTTTACAAGTAGAGCAATGAAAGAACGTGGTAGATATCAAGTACAACTTATGAAAACTAGAAGTAGTTCTGGTGTTGGTAGTAAGATAGATTTAGAATTTGATATAGACAGTTTGCGTATTAGAGACTTGGCAGATGATGAAGAATATCAAGAGTTTTCAAAACGTAAGTCTACAGTGTTTGATCAAATCAAACGCACTTCACAACCAGGCGAAATCAAACAAGATGAAACGCCAACTGATCCAACAGAAGGTAAGACTGTTGGTAAAATCCGAGCAGAAACAGACAGCACAAAGTTAAGAGAATTTTTAGGGAACTTAGGTTCCGAATAGTCCAACGAAAGGAAATTAAATGGCTGGACAACGCAGATGGTTAAAGTTCTGGGCAAGAACTGTAGGTATGCCAATTGGAATAGCAGATGACGACAAGCCAGAGTTTCTTCCAATATCAATGAAGGACGTAAAGAAGGCACTAGCGGCAAGAACGTTCTGGATAGTATTACATATAGCAACGTGTCTAATGATTATACTAGGTAACGCAAAAGCAATAGGCTGGTGGTAATTTAGTTTACCAAAATCAACAAACTTCTATTTTTGTCTCACTAAATAATCTTATAAAAGGCATTAGGAGGCAATATGGCTGACGATTTAGAAAACATACAAAGTCTGATATCAAGATTTAAAAGACCAATACCAGAAGGCAACAAATACAAAGACAGACTCGTAGAAGAATTTGAACTTATCTTAAACTTACGATTTACACAATACTTTCATAAAATTTGTGACATAATCGATCTTACACAAGACTTACAACACATGACAAGAGGATCTGCAGGTAGTAGTTTAATCTGTTACCTATTAGGTATCACAGATGTTGATCCTATCAAATGGAATATACCAGTAGCACGTTTTATGAATCCAATGCGTGATGACTTACCAGATGTTGATATAGACTTTGAACATCATCAACAGGGCGAAGTGATGCAACGTATATTTAAAAAGTGGCCAGGCAAGACTGCACGATTATCAAACTATGTAATGTATAGAGAAAAGAGTGCAAAGAAAGAAGCGGCCAAACGTTTGGGTGCAAAAGGTAATCTACCACGTAACTTCAAATATGAAGATTATGATATAGATATAAACGAAGCAAAAAGAATAGAAAAGAAGTTGCTAGGAAAGAAACGTGCCATTTCAAAACACTGCGGTGGTATCATTATGTTTGATAGACAGTTACCAAAAAG